CGATGGATAGCCGGGTCTTGGAAAAGCCCCTCATACTTGCGTATGAGCCGTTCTAGGTTGCGTATGATGATACCGTATACCTTCTCGAAGTGCCATGAACCCCCTAAAGGATAAGAGGAGACTTCGGTCTCTTTCGGCTACCTTAAGTAAGTAGCTTGATTCTTATCCGGTTCTTGGTAACCGGTCAAGACTACAACCCCCTTACGGGGATTATGGAGTCGACATCATGCACTATCTAATTTAATATAATGAAATCAAATAACTTTACAATTTATAAAACTGTATCATCATTTTTCTTTCCTTCTATTAAAAAGCCTGGTTTAATAATAGGTGATCTTTTTAGGAGGATCACATATTTAATTAAACACAATGGAACCCTCTTCACAGTAAAATACATCAAAGAGTCGCGTTTACACGCTACTCGTTGATATTGCGGAGAACCTATTTTAGTCTCCCCAATTAAAATTTCATTGGATCGAGAGGGATTTCCAACACTGTTCTTACCACTTAAAGTTTTACTAGTAGGGTCATTAGAGGAGAGAAAATTTGCATTTACTCTTCTAATGATCTCTAGGACTTTAGTTCCTAAGAAGCAAGAGGATATACCAGTAAATTTAAAAACTATTACTGATCCCTTCTCCGGAAGTATAGGTGTTTTAAGCCCTATTCTTCTGAAAGAAGCGATTGGTGAAGTTGTTTCTAAACCATTTGATCCTGTAGATTGGAAACCTGACAATGTCAAGTTAACAACTAAAGGAGGTCCAAATGGTCCAGCAACTATGACAGCTTTGTCTACAATTCGTAGATTTGGTCCGTCAGAGTTGATTGGAATTGCTAGTATATCTAGTGATGCCTTTCTTAAATGGTTTAAGATCTTATTCAACTATTCTATTAAAGAAAACTTAAGTCAATGTTCCCTCAATGAGGGTACGGAAGCATCCCCAGTCCATAATGTTGGACCAAGAGATACTCCTTTTACAAGGAGATTAAGTGTTGTCAAAGATCCCGAGTGTAAAATGCGTGTAATAGCTATGTTTGATTGAGTTTCTCAAGAATGCTTGAGTCCTTTATCAGACTATCTATTCCAAGTTCTGCGTGAAATTCCTAGCGATAGGACTTTTACTCAGAACCCTCATTTCACTCACACCACTACTAAGAAAGAACATCGCTTCTGATCACTTGATTTAACAGCAGCTACCGATAGATTTCCTGTCTCTTTGCAAGTCCAGATTTTATCTTTTATGGTAAATTCTAGATTTGCCGAGGGATGGAAAATGTTGATGGTCGGTTCTCCTTTTGCAACACCATCTGATGCAACTGATAGTATAAACTATTCAGTTGGTCAACCGATGGGTGCCAAAAGTTCTTGACCTATGTTCACATTGTCACACCACATTGTTGTACGATACGCAGCACTTTCACTTGGTATAAGGAATTTTGATTCTTATATTTTGTTAGGTGATGATATTGTTATCAACCATGATGGTGTAGCTATTGAATATAGGAACCTCATGTTATCCCTTGGAGTTGAAATATCTAAATCAAAGACACATACAAGTTATTATGTATATGAATTTGCTAAAAGATGGATCGACTCCAGGATTGGTGAGGTTACCGGGTTACCTATGAAAGGAGTAATCGATAATATTTCGAATATTTTTATTATATTCCAAATATTGTTCGATTATTTCATGGTCAAAGGTAATATGTATATCGCCAAGGCAAACCTAGCCTTTGTGGTAGTTGAGATTTTGAGGGTGGTTCAGTTGAGATCACAAGGTTCTGAAACAGTGAGAGGTTTCAGAGCCATGTATTCTCAACTTGAACCCCTAGCTGTATTCATGCGTATAAAATTCGATCTAGCATCTTATGATGAGATAAGAAATTATCTTGCCAAAAATGTTAGAAATAATGATATATACATGTTGCCAGGCCGACAAGTAGTCCGAGATGAAATATCTCGGGTCATGTCTTTGGCCTTGCTTAGTACGGCTTGGTCCTCTTCGCGAAAACTTAGTACATTCTTCAAAGATCTTTGAGATAATCCAATTTTTGGATCCTCTAAGATCATTGATGATTGTGGTACTCCTCTTCCGATTATTCAATGTGTACTTAATTATTTGATGTCTCTTATTCTTTATAGTAAGAAACTTCAACTTCATCAAGTAACTATTGAACAAGCTTTAGAGGGTGCCATACTTATTGATGTTGAAGCCCTTTGTAGCTTTGAAAGATCTTCAAAAATACAAATGGTCAACAACGGTAAGGTTGCATCTGCATTTAGGAGGGAAATGAGGTTTGATCCTTATCAACTCCCAAATCGGATGCGAGCACTTACACTCATTAAGCATACTATGGATACTAGATATTCTATGGTAAAAGCCATTAAGTCGGAAGTTCTCCTTAGAGAACAGCAGACTTTAGATAGCCAGTCCAAAGATTCCTAGTAAACATTGGAAATAACAAGTATTGTTATAGTCAGTTTAAAGCATTAACTCTTTAAATTGCTATGATGTATGTTGAATTAATAAATAAGAGACTTATTTAATTAACAAATACCGCAATATGTTGATTTCAATCCAGGCTTGCTTGTGAATCGGCATTACTTCTCCAAAACTGAAGTAGTG